CCGTAACAGGATTGATATAAAACAAAACTATGATCAACTAAACGCTCAGTATCCATTAAAAAAGTTGAGTGATTGGTATATTCAGGTTATTATTGAAAACAATAATACTATATTTAGGGTTTTTGCTAATGTTTATTATTGGTTAATGCATCCATATGACGATATTGCAATAAGAAATCTTGGCTATTATTCAGAACTACAAACCAAATTATCAAATATCTACAAGAGTCAGGTAGTTGATTGGTTGTTAAATTCGGAAAATAATAATGAAATTCAAGAATTATTACCATATATTAAATATGGTAAACCAACAGAATTTGCTATTAAATTGAGTATGGATGTTCATACTTTAACCAATTGTTTGGTGGAGTTATATATTATGTCTAGAATCAATGAAACTATAGTGTATATATATGATGACAATTTTAATATTATCTATGTATTTCATCCAAATCATGGATTTGTATTTGATCACAAAAAGAAAGAATCGTTTGACATCTCCAAATATCAGAATTATAAAAAGGTAGTAAACATTAGATTTATTTATGTTTCGAAAAATATCTACCCAGATAGAATAGAAGCAATGTATCCATTAAAAAATTAAATATTTTTGTCATTCCATTAAACTAGAGTAACCAATTAGTGTCTGATTTGGTAATTGAAAATAAGATTTTAGAATTGTTAGAATATGGTAAGATTTCCATGTTTCGATGGTGCGATTAGCATAAGTACGAAACAGAGTTACGTCGGATCAGGTATCAAACTCAGAATCATTAAAATTATAGGTTCATAATCAATTAACTAATGCATTGACATTGAAAATATAATCAGGAATATTTTAGGATTTCTTATTAAAATAATATCAACTTATTATAATTGGATATATGTCGTTCAAAAATAAAAGTTATTTTCCTATAAAAATGGATCATAATAGTGGTAAGAACAAGTCCCACAAAAAGGAAATTGATAATAATTCTAATAATAATGTTGGGTACGTACCAGATGTAAGTAATGAAAAACCAATCAAAAATAGTAATGAAATTTTTAAAGAATTAATTAAAAAACAGTTGCCAGATGTACCTACACAATGGAGGCTTAACATAAATGATATGAAACGTATCTGTAAATATATCAACACCAGTATTTTCGATAAAAACAATTGTTGTATTTGGAATGGTTATATTACCAACATGAATAATTCAAATAAAGGAACATATGTAAATTTTTATTTCAGGAACAAAAAAGTTGCTTTACATCGACTACTTTATAGTAATTTTGTAGCCCCCCTAGACACTAGTGAGTACCTTAAATTCAACTGCGAAAATAAAGGTATATGTTGTAATGTTAATCACTATGAAAAATATAAGTATTCAAAAAGTATTATTCCTCCTAAAAAGGTAACAAAAGAGAAAGAGACAAAAAAAGAATTAAAAGGCATTACCATTGTTGGTTCAGAGGACCCTGACAAATTAATTATTAATTTTGATTAAATTTAAAAATCCAAAATATAAATAGAGATGGGATTTACACCAGTAGGGGGATTTATTTCAATCGTTAGAACGGAGGATACAACCTTGAAAAAAAACGTATTAGAAAATAGAGGATTTAGTTCTACCAATATAGTTAGTATAGCAGAAATCATGAACTATAAAAAGAAAAAAGATATACTTGATGCATTTGGTCAAGATAATGTTGAAGCGGGTATTTTAACTAACGATATTGATTTAATGGATAGTATCTTTTTTTCCGAAAGTCCTAATTCTTATGATGGTATAGAGTATAAAAAAGTACCTAATAATCTTAAGGTAACAAAAAAGTGAAAATACGAGTAAAAAATTTTCTATTCTAAATGAATGAACGTATCTGATATTATTAGTAAAGCATTGGTAGAATATGATAGTGCAATTCCGGTAATCAAATACCTAATTGAAAATACACGTGCAAATATTACTGTAACTGATAATGACCGTGTAAGATCATCAATTCAATTTATTAATGAAAAAACTAATGAGATAGTTATAGATACAGAGATAGAAATACTAGCTATCTTTTATGAAAAACTTAAAATATGGTGTTGGTCATGGTCATTAACTGGTCTTACAAATTCACAAAATTACTTATCTAAAGAAATTTTATTATATGCGCTTAAATTGGATGTTGAAATGTCATATATCAAATCAATTTTAACAACTTCTAGGGGAATAATTGATGATATTTCTCAAATAGATATTAATTTAGCAATAGGAGCTAGTATTATCAAAATGCCATATATTTATCCATTTTTATATAAAATAAATGATTCATATTTAATATATTATATGATTCTAATTAACAAAACTGACCTGGATAATTTACATCTAAAGCTTAAAAAAGAGATGGAAATGGAATAAAATAATGTGTTTATTATAATATTAGATACAGCAATTTATAGCATTCATTAATTATAAAGTTAGTAGATAAAAACTTAGTTTATTATTAATTAATACTACATTTGATGAATGGAAGGAGTATATACATTAATTGATTTACGAAATAAAAATTTAAAATGTAACAATGTTCACAGAGATTTATAAAATTTCCACTTCATGTATCCACAAATATTTTTCCATATTTTATCATGTTGTAGTAACTTGGCATTATTTTTGAGTAATGGAAAATAGTTAATATTTTCATCCAGATCTAATAGTTCACAAAATTTGTGCAATACATACGAATAATTTAAAAAGTTTTTCCTATTTTTTGGGCAAAAAATAGCAAATGGTTTCTGAATATCACGGAACATCTTTTTTATTTTCATTTCATCAGTACGACTAAATTTAGGTGGTTCTTTTCCATTTATGATTTGTAATATATAAGGTACATGTTCATAGTATTTTCTATAATTGAGCTTTTTGAGGATCCTTCTTAATTTAAAAATATCTAAATCATATTTATCAATTTTTCTTTTTTTAAGTTCACGAAGAATATTTTCAAATACTTTAGAAGGAATATCCGTAGTTTCCTTTGCTTGTAACTGACTTAAAATTTCTGTCAAGTGGTTAATTCTTTTATATGCATATGTGCCAGAATCTTGTGATGGTTCTTTATAATTTGGTTTTTCGACTGTTATTAAAATTGGTTCAGAAAGACCACATTTTTTACAGACCAATAGACCATCATTTTGACTTAGGATTTTCTCACCACCACATTCGGGTCTATCACAGAAATTGTTGTTCCTATTTGATTTTCGATAACATGAATCCATGATACTAAGATAGTTGTCATATAATTTGGCTCTACTATGGTTTCCATGTGGATGAGCATCGATTATATTTCGTTTACCTCTACTTTGATGTTTTCTATTACTACCAGTATTCTCATTATTAGAATCATTTTGTGCTTCACGATAGAAATAGCTTAAAATATTTTTTCTACCGTTTTCAACTTGATAATTGATTGTTTCTTCTAGACAACCGCTGGACACATTTTCTTTGTCGTAATAATCTATCAAAATGGGTAGTGTTTTTGAAATATAATTCAATTGCTCGGAACAATTTTCGATAGATTCTATTTCGCTCTCTAATTTTTTAATCATGTCCATTAAATAAAGTTTCTTGCGTATTTTTTCATTAGAATACCTTTTTGGTTTGGTATTTATCAGTGCATTTAATTCTGTTTTTAATTTTATCAGTTTTTGTTTTTTATATGGAAGTGATTTGTTTAATTTCTCGAATCTATTGAGAATTTCAGTATGTTTTTGATCCAACGTACCTTTTGTAACAGTGCTATTTTTTTTAATACTAGTCTTAGTCATAGTGATTTTGTATAAGAATAATCTAATGGACCTTTATATCATAAAATACTATTTAAGTTTTGTTTCCATCAACTCAAGAATTAGTACAATGTTCCATATATTCAATAATTCTTGAGTTGATATAATAGTAAAACCTCTACACTTTAACAGTAAACTAAACTGCAATAACAATATATGTCGCAATTTTTGTGTAGAACAGAGTTTAGTTCAATCAAATCCAAAAATTTACACATAGAATCAAAATTTCTATTGATCAAAACTATCACTTAAAACAAAATAAATCAACGCAACTAAGTATATTTTTTCAATACTAGAATATACGAAAATAAATATTTTTATCCAAAAATTTTTTCTTTTATATAAATATATAATACAATGCCAGGAGGATTGTTCCAACTATGTGCATATGGAGCGCAAGATGTGTATTTGACAGGTAACCCACAAATTACTTTTTTTAAAGTGGTATATAGAAGACATACCAATTTTTCAATAGAATCTATTGAACAATATTTTAGCGGAACAATTAATTTTGGCAGGAAGGGAACAGCAGAAATATCACGAAATGGAGATTTGATTACACAAGTATTTTTGAAAGTAGTTTTACCAGAAGTAAGATACACTGGTGATTTTACGCGTTTCGGACACGTTGAATTCGCATGGGTAAGATATATTGGTCATGCTATCGTTGATGAAACAGAATTAGAAATCGGAGGTTCTCTAATTGATAAACATTATGGAGATTGGCTCCGTATCTGGTCGGAATTGTCGTCTGACGTTGGGCATGATTATGGACTTTCTAAAATGCTAGGAGATGTTCCAGAACTCACATCCATTAGTACGTTGTCGTGGGATGTACCTGATAATAATCTTCTGAAACCATCCTATACTTTGTATATTCCACTCCAATTTTATTTTTGCCGCAATAATGGTCTCGCCTTACCATTGATTGCATTGCAATATCACCAGGTAAAAATAAGTGTTAAATTTAGACCAGCTGAACAATGCTACATAGCAAGTGATGCATTTAAATCAGGTATTGATAATTTTGAATTGGATGATGCTTCATTGTATGTTAACTACGTCTATTTGGACACTGAAGAACGTAGAAGATTTGCCCAAGTATCCCATGAATATCTCATTGAGCAACTCCAATTTACAGGAGAGGAATCAATAGGTAACGTGAATAATGGGAAATTTAAACTCAATTTCAATCATCCAACAAAAGCAATTTATTGGATTACCAAGATGGGTAACTATCAAGGAGGCAGATTCATGACTTATGATCATGAAGATTGGGAAACTGCACGTCAGAACGCTGCAAAACTGCTTATTTTGGCACAATTTGATCTGGATGAATTTGGATATTTTAACGAAGTAGCAGTTGACAGTGGTGACGAAAGTTACATTGGAGACGGAGGAGTAGAATATGTAGGTATTAATCCTGCAGATCCTTCTGTAGAACCCTATTTTGTATTTAACGATTCAGAAACTGCAGAAAAATTCGATGGTTCCACATTAATTGGAAAATTATCACCTAATGTTCCTCTTCTCAAGAGAAATAAAGATGTTGATCTTAGAGAAAAAGTTGAAGGTGTAATTCGAATTTACACTGATTTTGACAATGACAATCTCATTTATCCTGAGGTTGATAAAATTATACGTAATGATCTTACCATCACGGATTTGTCCATTCCGATTGATAAATTTGATCACGATAACCGCGTGGAATATATTAAAAGGTTCGACCTTACTATTTGGCAACATCACAATTATGGTCTTCTAATAGATGGAACTGTTAATCCAACTACTGATGTTGAACTCCAGCTCAATGGACAAACAAGACAAAGCAAACGATCTGGATTTTGGCATGATACTGTGGAACCCTACATGCATCATAAGAGAACGCCACATGATGGTCTTAACGTTTTCTCGTTTTCCATAAAACCCGAAGATCATCAGCCAACAGGAACATGCAATTTTTCACGTATTGATAGCGCTCAATTGAACCTCTGGTTCTCACATTTCAATAACTCTAAATATGCTGATGTATTCACAGATAGTGATAATCATATTCTTATTTTCGGAATTAATTATAATGTCCTCCGTATTATGTCTGGTATGTGTGGTGTAGCCTATAGCAACTAGATATATTATATGTGGTTCTATCACTTATCCTCCGATGGTTATTTGAAATGTTTTTATATTATTAACTTACATAATTACTATAATTCATTTTCTTTTTGCGATTGTGAGTAGGAAATAATATTTTTATAACATAGATTCTATTTTCACAATCATAGTATATATTTAAACTGAAGATTAACATTTTATAAGTAAGACGATTGCTCAAAGACAAGATTTTCATAACTATTTTTAGATTTGATGAGCTAAAAATTCGATTAATGAAAACCATGTTACCACTATTAACTCCAGAACTGAAGTAATGTTTTATATTTCACTTATCAATTGTATTACAAACTAACGGAAACTTTATTTTATTATGTTTATACCAGAATTGATAGTTCCAAAATTTAAATAGAACCATTTAAAATTGATTTTAAAAAGATAATAGTATTAATTTCTAGTATAGAAAACACAAATGGCTAGGCCTATACGCTTACATAGGACATCACAATGTGGAATGAGAGAATCTAACGAGGACATAGAGAAATATTGTCTTAATTTGTCTGTTAATGGGAAAGCGATAGATCCAAATTATGCTCCTATTGATCTTTTTGTAATATGTGATGGTCACGGAGGTAAATTAGTTGCAGAATATGTAGTCTCTAGGTTGGAGAAATTTTTTATGAAGAAAAATCTTATTTATCCATTATCCCATAATTATATTTGTCAAATATACGATAATATTCAGCAAGAATTAATTGAACATCCTTATCAAATTGCCAGAATGAGTGGATGTACTGCCCTGGTGGTTGTTAGATATTTAGACAAACATGGAAAAGAGAATGTCCAAGTTATTAATGTTGGTGATTGCCGTGCTGTTCTATCTAGAAAAGGTCTTGCGTTTCCATTAAATAAGGATCACAAGCCATTGTGGCCAGATGAAAAAAGTAGAATTGATATGGTCAATAAAGAACATGGTACTAATTGGAAAATACACTATGAAGCAGGAGATTGGAGAATAGGAGATCTATCCGTCTCTAGATCATTTGGTGATCTAGATAACGTACCATTTGTTTGTCATACACCTGATATATTTCATTATCGTTTACAAATGGATGATGAATTTATTATTATTGCATGTGATGGACTTTGGGATGTTTTGCAAAATCATGAGGCAGTTAACTTTGTACGTGATCATGTGAACAATAATCATATCGAGTATTATAATATACCAAACAAATATCCTTCTATTGAAACAGCTAGTACCAATAATATTGCAAGAAAATTAGCCAGTTACGCAATCGCTAGGAATTCTATGGATAATGTAAGTATTTTTATAATTTTTTTCGTCAAAAATTTGGACAATATCAATAATGTAAAATATTTTACAGTATAGTAAAATAATATGTAGAAACGTGATTTCAACATATTATTTTTAGAAAGTATAGTAAAATAATATGTAGAAATGTGATTTCAACATATTATTTTTAGAAAATAGGAGAATAATGTACTTCGAAAATATTATATTCATTCATATTTATATCTAATACTATTAGAAGAATTAGGATTCACTAGTTCAATAGGTACCCATTTTTTTTTGTCCATATTCATTTGACATTTTACCAATAATTCATTTAATTTACTTTTTTTAAACCACTGTTTACATCTTTTGCTAGTATCAAGATCTGGAATATAAGCAATATCTACCTTGTGTTTATCATTCAAAGATAAAATGTTATAGACATCTGGGTTTGCTGTTTTTTGTAAATAGAATTGTGAAATTCTAATTATAATATCAACCAAATCAGTATCCATAATAGTGTAACTATATATTTTTCTTCCATATTCCTTGGGATAAAAAATGATTTCTTTAATATTATGTTCTGATTTTATTTTCTCATAAAGTTTTTTGAGAGATTTCTTATTGATCTCAAAATATTGACACACATGCATAGAATAATTTTGGTTAATATTTGTTGCTCTTCTTATATATTGAGATAGATAATTTAAGCGATCATTTTTTTGTTTAATAATCTGATTCTGACCTGCTAGCATGTATACTTCATCTATGATTAATATACGTCTGTTATCCATTCTAAAATAAATCCCTTCCATTATTGTGCCCCTGTATAATTCTCTGCTTACTCTAATATCAATCGGATAGATAGTAATCTTGTCTAATTGTATCGCGTTTGAACCACCTCTTCTCCCTTTAAAATTTTTTGGAAAACTAACTGCATAGTAATTATTACCGGAATGGAAAAATATAATCCAAGACCTAGTACCTATTACCCTTGGGCAGATAATATAACCATTATCCTTTATATTTTTTAGA